GATCTGGGGCTGGATGTGCGGCTGCGCTGGCGCGGCACCATTCTGGCCGTGCTGGCGATGGGCCGTGATCCGGTGTCGCCTGGGCTGGTGAGCCTGTTGTGCGAAGGGAACGGGCCATGATGGGCGACGTGCTGGCCGCCTTGCTGCGGCGGCGGGCGGCGATGCTGGCGGCGGTGGCCGTTGCACGGCTGGGCGCGCGGGTGGCGCAGCGCTGGGCCAGCCATGGTGTGGTGAACCGCGACGGCAACCGGGTGCGGCTGCTGGCGCCGGGCCTGCAGCGACGGCGGCGCGGCAGCCGGCATGCGCTGCCGGAGGCGGATTTGCTGTGGCCGGGAGACGGACAATGAGCGCGAGCCTGGCTGTGCAGACGGCGGCGGTGGCGGCGTTGGCTGACGTGGAGGGCCTGACCGGGGTTCATGACGGGCCGCCGGCGGATGCACCGGCACCCTATGTGGTGATCGGTCCGGATCAAGTGAGCGATTGGAGCAGCAAGACCGAAATCGGGCATGCGGTGCGGCTGGTTTTGACGATCTGGGATGATCGCCCTGGCGCGGCGCGGCTGCGGGGCATTCTGGGCGCGGCGGAAGCACGGCTGCGTAGCCTTGGCGGCGTGCACCACGGCCAGCGAATCGTGGTGGTGCAGGTGCTGCGCAGCGGCGTCGCGGCGCGGCAGGACGGGTGGCGGGCGGGCAGCATCGAGCTGCGGGTGTTGACGCACGAACAATAGGAGCAGGATCATGGCGATGGAAAAGGGCGCTGCCTTCTTGTTGAAGGTTGGCAATGGTGCGGTGCCGCCGGTGTTCACCACCGTGGCGGGCCTGCGCACGACGCAGTTGACGCTGGCCACCGAAAGCGTGGTGGTGACCAACCAGGGATCGGGCGGCTGGCGTGAACTGCTGTCGGGCGCCGGGGTGCGATCGGTGTCGCTTTCGGGATCGGGCGTGTTTACCGGATCGGCGGCGGAAGCGCGGGTGAAGGCCAGCGCACTGGCTGGTGTGATCGACGATTATCAGGTGCAGTTCGAAAGCGGCGAGACCATCACTGGGCGCTTTCAGATCGGCCGGTTGGATTATGCCGGTGATTTCAATGGCGAGCGCACATACAGTCTGGCGCTGGAAAGCAGCGGGCCCGTGATGTCTGTGCCGGTGTCGTCATGAGCGCGGCCAACGCCGTCCGTGGAGAAGCCGAACTGGTGATCGCAGGTGTGCGCGTGCGGCTGCGGCCGACGTTCACGGCGCTGGTGGCTGCCGAAGCCGAGCTGGGGCCGCTGTTCGCGCTGTGTGAACGGGCGGCAGCGGGGCAGCTGACGCTGGCCGAGTTGGTGGCACTTTTCTGGCATTGTCTGCCTGAACCGCGCGAGCGCGGGGCCTTTGGCGAAGCGCTTGTGGCCGGCGGCCTGGTGAATGCCGCGCCGGCGCTGCGCGTGCTGCTGGGCCAGATCCTGGCAGGCAAATGACGTTTGCCGATGCGGCGCGGCGGGCAGCGCTTGTCGCCGCCACCGCGCTGGGCTGGCGGCCGGCGGAATTTTGGGCGGCGACGCCGGCGGAACTGGTGACGGCGCTCGGGCTGGATGCGCCGCCGCAGGCGCCAGCGGATGCAGCAAAACTGGCGGCGTTGATGGAGGCATTTCCCGATGGATGATGTGGATGAGCTGGTGGTGAAGCTGCGCGCCGATACCGGCGGCTTCCTGGCCGGCGTGGGCGAAGTGCAGCGCACGCTGGACGGCCCATTGGCGGCCGGGCTGGAGCGGGCCGGGGCGGGTTTGAGCCGCTCGCTGACCCGCGCCTTGACGGATGGCAAGGTGGGCTTCGATGATTTGCGGCGCATTGCCGTGTCGGCGCTGTCCGACATCGCCGGGCAAGCGCTGCGTCTGGATTTCGGGGCAATCTTTGGTGGCGGTGGCGGCCTGATCGGCAGCCTGCTGGGACTGCCGGGCCGGGCTACCGGCGGACCGGTGAGTGCGGGCCGTGCCTATATGGTGGGTGAACGCGGGCCGGAATTGTTCGTGCCGACGGCGGCCGGGCGGGTGGAGGCCAATGCCAGCGGCGGCACGCGGCCAGTGAACATCGTGGTGAACGTGGCAGCGCCGCGCGATGCCAGCCCGACGGTGATGCAGCAGACCGGCAATCAGGTGGCGCGCGCCGTGGCGCGCACACTGGAACGGGTGCGGCCATGATGCGCTGGTGGCTGGCCGGGCCGGATGATCAAGGCGCGACGCGGCCCGTGCGGCGTTTCGATCCGCGCTGGTGGCTGGTGGATTTCCCGCGGCCGATGATGGCCAGCGTGGTTACAGAAGCCGCCGAGACGGTGGTGGTGACGCTTGAATTCCAGCGACGCAATGATTTGGCCGGATTGATCTGGGAATCGGCCGATCGCTGGAGCCATCCCTTGTGCGCGCTGGCAACTGCCCGCGATTATCGTGGGCTGCTGTGGAAGTTTCGCTGGCAATCCAGCGGCGATGTGCTGGCGCTGGATGTGGTGAACGGCCCGGTGCTGACCATCGAGGGGCGTGATGCGGCGGGCGACGCGCGCACATGGTATGTGCGGCTCTGGAATCATGCCGTCGGGTCGCCCACCGATGCCGAGATCACGCTGGATTTTGATGTCCTTGCGGGTGGCTTTCTGCTGCCGGCGGAAGCCGATCCGGTGTGGGCCGGCGATATCGATCGCCTTTTCATCAGCCTGGCGCCGCCGGGTTACGACGGCAGCGATGCGCCGCTGCCGTCGGTTGCCACGGCCGAGGTGCGGCTGACCACGCTGGCGCTGGATGGGCCAATTGCGGTGTTGCAGGCCGGCCGGCCGGCGTTGCCGCCGCATGACTGGCGGCTGTGTACCGCCTATGACGACATGTACAACCAGACGCCGGAGCGGATCCTGGAGCAGGCGCTGCTGCTCGGCTGGCGCGGGGCCATCACCCATTATCTGGGGATGAGCCATTTCATGGCATTGCGCGCCGAAGCCGGCGCCTACCTGGTTGACCCGGCGCGCCCGCTGTGCGCCCCGGCCGCAGCCTGGCACAGGGATTTCCTGACGCGCGCCGCTGCACTGGACTATGCGCTCATCCTGTCGCTGTCGATGGAATTGTTCGCAGCACACTGCCCGGCGGAGTGGGCGCAGCGCGATGTGGATGGCACCATGGGGCTGACGGGTTGGCTGCCGCCATCGGCGCTGTTGTCGCCATGCCATGGTGATGCGCAGGCCTGGCTCTGCCGCGTCGTGGCGGCCGCGATGGCGCTGGTACCGGCCGGCACGCAGCCGGCGTTTCAGGTGGGGGAACCCTGGTGGTGGGTGGGGCCCGATGCGCGCCCCTGCCTGTATGATGCCGCCACTGTCGCGCGCTGGCAGGCCGAAACCGGCACGCCGCCGCCGCCGATCGGCGATATTCGCGGGGCCAAATTGCCGGGCGAGCAGGCGTATCTCGATTGGTGCGGGGCGCAGCTTGCGGAAGCCACCTCCGGAATGCTGACTGCAGCACAGGCCGTGGCCCCGGCCGTGCGGACGCATCTGCTGTTCTATGCGCCGCAGGTGTTGCTGGATGATCGGCCCGATCTGGCGCGCGCCAACATGCCGGCAGGCTGGGCGCACCCGGCCTTTGATGTGCTGCAACTGGAAGATTACACCTTCGTCACCGGCGCCAATCAGGCTGGCCGGGCGCGCGCGCGCGAAGCGGTGCTGGCCGGGCTCGGTTATGGGCAAGCCGATCAGCATTATCTAGCTGGGTTCGTGCTGAATGCCGCCGATGCGGAGGCGCACTGGCCCCTGATTGCCGCCGCAGCGGCGCAATCGGGGGCTGCAGAGACCTTCATCTGGGCGTGGCCCCAGGTGGCACGCGATGGCTTCACACCTTTCACCCTTGCTGATGGAGACGATGCCATGCCGGCCTTTCATGATGTGCGTTTTCCGCTGCACCTGGGCTATGGCGCGGCCGGCGGCCCGGCCTTTTCCACTCAGGTGGTGGTAACAGGATCGGGTGCGGAGCAGCGCAATGCGCAATGGGCCGATGCCAGGCTGGAATATGATGCCGGGCTGGGCGTGCGGTCCGAAGCCGATCTGGCGCAGTTGCTGGCGTTTTTCCGGGCCCGGCGCGGGCAGGCGCATGGCTTTCGTTTTCTGGATCCGCTCGACAACAGTTCGGTCACAAGCGGCGATCCGGCGGCGACCGATCAGCCGCTGG